ACAGATTTAACAATACAAAGTTCAAGTGTAACAAGTGGTAAAGTAATTGCTTGTTTTGTAGAAAATGAAACAAACACTAACGATATTAATATTCAGGTACAAGTCAAGTATCATATAGCATAGGAGAAGAAATGGCAAAATTAGAAGCAAATTTAACAGTAAAAGCAGGGCAAGGCAAAGAGTATCTATGCTCTATGAGTAATAACTATACAGAAGTGTATTCTGAAATAGCTAAAGTAGATAATAGTGATGGATTTATACAATTAGCAAATTTAGCAAAAACTAATGCAAGTATATTAAAAGGCTCAAAACTATTAATAATAAAAAATAATAGTCCTGTAGGTGTAGAAGTTCAATTTAAAATAACTGAATACAAAAATAATAGTGATATTGACCAATATAATTTACTTGATATAGGTAGTGGTGTTCCTTCTGTATATAGATATATAAATTATGTTATGGCAGCTAACCAATATATAGTTTTGCCAACACAATATTTGGTAGCCTACAATGGTGCTGTTTCGGCAGCTAATGCTAAAACTATAGATAACAAAGGTGGTTACGATGTTAATAGTGGTAAACTATATAGTGCTGCTGTAACAGATATTAAAGCAAAATTAGAAAATGATGCTACTACGTTAGATGTTGATGATACAGACTTTTTTAGAGTAGGTGATTTAATACAGGTTGGTTCTACAACAGGAACTACTGTAAGTAATATAGAAATTATGAGAGTTACATCTATAACTGATGCTGATACTTTAGTTGTGGAAAGAGGTTTATATGGTTCAATAACAGCAGATGGTGATGCACAAACTGATTCTACTAATGGTGCTGTTGTTGATGCTAAAGTTTATTTTCCTTTTTTTAATACACAAGAAAAATACGATAAGTATCACGATGATGCTAATGCAGTAGGAATAGTACAAACTAACTCTAGTGGTAGATATACATCACAAAATTTATTTGGATATGGTAGAAGTGCTACATACCCAACAGGAATTGTTAAAGGTTCTTTTGCTATGAAGTTTTACAACTTAGGTTATCAAGAGCTTGGAATGTCAGGCGTAACGCCAAATACAGAATCAGGTTTAGCTGCTTCAACAGCTTATGGTATTAACATTACAGTAGATGGTGGTAGCACATTTGTTGATTTAACATTTACAACAGATGCTACAAATACTAAATTTGGTGGAAATAATGGTGTTTTAGGCAAGATTCAATCTGCACTTGACACTCAGTTCCATACAGCAGGACACTTGTTTGAAAAAGGCGTTACTGTGAGTATTGTAAATGGCGATATAAGATTTACTTCTACTAACAGAACTAGAAATTCAGCTATTTTATTAGCTACACCAGGTTCAGCAACAACACCATTTGGTGTAGGTAGAGTACCTGCTATTGGGAGTGTACAAGCACCAATATCAGGAAAATTACCTGATGATACAGTATTTGATAATACAAACTATGTTGAAACTAAAAATCAAGGAGTATTTGCTTATGATGATGGTAAAGGTAATATTATAGGTGCAGCTACAGGTTCTATTAATTATGAAACAGGTGCTTTAGACTTTACAGGTCCTGCTAATGGTGAGTTTGTAACAAGTTTTAATTATGATTCGGCTCATAGTGGTGGTTTACGAGCAGATACAATAAAAGAAAATACTATAAGTCAGATAGAAGCAAGAAGTATGAATAGTAAAATTAATGCAGAAGTAGAAATATTAGGGTTTGTATAAGGAGAAAATATGGGATATGGAATATATAAAAACAAAAAGAAAAAAATGAAAAAGACTAAGCGTAGAAAGAAAAAGTGAAATGGCTAAGTTTAAAGGTAAATCAGTTAGATTAAACAAGCCTACTAGGATTAGAAAAGGACAAACAAGCTATGGAAGAAAGAAATTCCAAGTATTTGTTAATGATGGTGGTAGAACTAAAAGAGTAACCTTTGGCGATCCTAATATGAGAATTAAAAAATCAAGTCCTGCTAGACGTAAGTCTTTTAGAGCAAGACATAAATGTGCAACCCCAGGACCTAAAACAAAAGCAAGATACTGGTCTTGTAAAAAATGGTAGGAGAATAGATGGCGACAGCAGCAACATATTGTACACATAAAGAATTAAAGAGAGTATTTCCTCAACTTGATAGTTTTGATAATAAAAAAGCAGTCTATGGTTGGAAAGAAGTTACAACTAATAAATATGCTGCTCACAATAGTGGTATAGTATCACAATTATTTGCAGATGGAGAGGATTTAGGACCTGCACAGTCAGCACATACTGATTTAAATGTTGAAGGCGAATGGTTCTATAACTCTGCCGAAGATGTGCTTTATTATTATTCTGCTAGTAGTCCGTTAGATAAACTAATGGAAGCAGGAGAAGAATTTACTGCTATGGTTACTCAATTTAGAACTGATGCTAGTAGATACCTAGATAGTATGTTAGACCCTAATATGCCTAAAGAAGCGTTAAAAGATAAAGAGGGTAACTTTGACTATATTATCATTAGAAGTACGGCTTTAATAGCTGCTAACTTTATGATTAAAAGCCACGACCCTAATAGTGAACTTGCTAGTGCATTAATGGAAGAAGCAAGTCAAAACATAGAAAACATTAATCAAGGCAAAGCAGCTTTATCTTGGCAAGTAACTAGAGATTCATCACAAGGCATTATAAGAGATGTATCTTATACTAATGGTGCTATAAGACCTGTAGACACTAGAGGTGAATGGACAGGAACTTATGATTTGATTAAAGTTATTATTACTACAGGTGGAGTATTAGGTACGGCTAAATATAGCGTATATGTTAAAGGTTCTACTAAACTAAAAGAAAATCAAGTTGTAACTGATGAAATAATTACAGGTGATTATCAAGCATTAGCTGGTAGTTTACAGATTAGATTTGCAGGTAGTACAGATACTTCAACTGCAAATGTATCAGGTACAGCAGACGAATGGGAAATAGAAGTATTTGGTAGACACGAAGAAGTAGATGCTTCTAGTGGTAAAGCAGTTAAAATGACAAGAATTAAGAAAACAAATTCTTATAGGAGATTTGAAATATAATGGCTGTAAATTTTACTAACAACTTTACTAATATTCTTAATAAATTACGTAACACATTAAGAACAGAATTTAAGGGTACTTTACCTGTATATATTGGTCACGAGCAAAAAGAGCAAGGTAATCAATATTTACGGCTTGACCCTGTAGGTAGCACTTTAAGTGAGTATAATGTAAATGGAGAAATTAGGGAATTTCAAATTAATATGTTTTATTACTTTGCAGATCCTAACGTAAACAAAACATCATTAGACCACGTTTTAAGGTTTGTATCAAGAATTGAGGCGTTAATACACGATAACACAACAATGGTATTGACAAATAGTAGTAATTGTTTTAATTGTAGAATTGAAGCAACAGAACTAAATGCCTTAGATGACGAAAACGAATATGTTGTCCAGTTTGAATGGAGAGGGCAACATCTAGGTAATGTAGAATAGGAGATTTTATGAAAATAAAACTAATAAAAAAAAGTACATCTTTACCTAATTGTTGGAAGTCCTGTGGTGTAGATAAAGACGCTTGGGATGAATTACAAGATGGTAAAGAAATAGAAGTTAAACAAATAAGTGATGCAATAAAAGGTTTAGTAGTATCTAAATCATCTGCAACACAAACAACAAAAAAGGAGAGTAAATAATGGCAGACGCATTCGCATTTTCTCCCAAAGAGTTTAAATGTTTTGTTATATCTGATGCAACAAATGCTGGAACATCAGGTATACATTCATCAAATATGCAACAGTTAGATGTTGATTCAGTATCATACCCATCACTTAATGTTACACAAGCATTAGATGTTAGAAGTGGAGTAGGAGCAACTCTTAAGGATGAAGATTTTTTTCAAGATAACAAAATGAGAGTAGTAGAATTATCACTTTCAGGAACATTACACGATGATGTTGGACATAGATTATTGTTGGCTAATATTTGTGGAGCTGCACAAGCAGATGACACAAACCAAACAATAGCAAGTGGACATAAAATAATAGCACAAAAATATGGAGCAGCTGTAACAAACAATGCTTCATCATTAACTATTGTTATACAGCCATCTGACGTTACTAATCAAACAGGATTAGAATTTCCAGGAATGGTTGTAACTAACTTTACAATTACAGCAGATGCAGGAACAGAAGGTGGAAGATATAAATTTTCAGCAACCTTACAATCAGGCAAAGTTCCTGATTTAGCTTCTACTGCTGCTGCTGGAAGTGCTGCATATGCAAATACTACAACTGCATTTTTATCAGATGCAAGTGGAATTAAAGTTTTTGCTCTTGATGCAATGCTAAATAGTTTTACTACTACTATTGATTATCCTGCTGTATTTTCAGGAGTAACATCTACAGGGTATGAATTAGTAGGTAGAGGTGCTGAATGTTCTGTAACACACGATTGTCAAATTAAATATGATGGTATTACTAAAGGTTTAGTAAATTCATTTGACACTCAAACTGCTGCAAAAGCTGAAAATATGTTTATTGTTGTTAATAATGGTGCTTATGGTATAGATACAGCTAATGGTGTATTAACTAATGTAGCATATTCTGAAGGCGATATAATGATGCTTGATGTATCTATTAAAGCAGTAGATGACGGAACTGATGAGTTACTTATAGTAGACTTAAGTGATTAATAACTAAATAAAGGAATAAACAATGGAATTTAAACTTGAATCTGGAAGTAAGATTAAGTTAAAAGATGTATCTATAGATGAGAGAGATGAAATGCTTGATTCTGTACAATATGAAATGGATTCTGAAGGTAATGTAGGGCAGATTAAATTAATGCACTCTACAATGACTAAATGGATTCGTATTGGTCTTGACGGCGATACATCTGATGAGTTTCTAAAAACACTCACACTAGAAGATAGAACTGAAATATTTACAAAAATGCAGAACTATTACTTAGTGGGGGAAGACAAAGCCTCCAAGTAGAACTGACTATATTGTCTGACGGCTGTGGAGGCTGTCCTTATTGTGATTTCCCTTATGAAGCACAGTTACCTGTAAAAACGGAAAACGGATACGAAACACGAGAGTTTAGATCACAAGATGATATTTGGGCAGTTATTGATTTAATTGCCCAAGAAACTAAAGAATTTAACGAAGAAAAAGGGAAGGAGTTTGATGTGGCTAAAAGTATTACTGCACAATTACCTTTCTTTGCGTGTGTAAATTACGTTAGAGATGAGAAGTATATGAAACTTCTTAATAAATATTTATATTGTACAGAAACAGGTACACCAGCACACTCAGGTAGTTATGGTGAACAACCTGCAAGATGGGTACAATATTTTTTTATAATTAAAAATGCGATGGCGAAAAAACAGAAAATGATACAAGAGAAAGCGAAAAAAGATGTCTGATATTATTGTAAAGTTTGAACCTAGAGGTCACGAAAAAATAGTAACTGCAATTAAAGCAATACAAGCGGCAGAAAAAAATTTAACTGTTGCTGGTAAAAAACATAATGTTGTTGTTGCTAATATGACAGCAAAACTAAAAGCACAAAATTTAAGTTGGAAAAAATTAGGTGTTAATTTAAAAACTGTTGGACAGGCAGCTAAAGGCAATAGAGTTGCTATGCAAAAGTTAAATATTGCTATAAAAAAAACTAGCTCTGGATTATTTAATATAACTTCTCAAGGAAGATTATTAGATAATACTTTTGCTACTCTTCGTTCTAAAATTTTACTTGTATCATTTGGTATGGGCTTGATAACTACTGGTTTAATAAAACAAGTTAAAGCCTTTGCAAAACAAGAAAAAAGTGTTATGCAAATGGCAAGAGTATTTGGAACTGATGGAGCTAATGCTTTAGATAAGTATTCAAGCTCATTACAAGCAGTTACAAGATTTGGCGATGAAAATATAAATATATTAATGTCACAAATAGGTGCTTTTGGAGCTAATGTAGAACAAACTAAACAACTAACAGAAGCTACTTTAAATTTATCAGAAGGTTTAGGAATAGATTTAAATTCAGCAGGGTTATTAGTTGCAAAATCATTTGGTTCTTCTACTAACGCTTTGTCAAGATATGGAATTGAAGTTGATTCTAATATGACTAAACAAGAAAAATTAGGTGCTATAACAGAAGGTATAAATAGTAGATTTGGAGATTTAGCAAAATTATTAGCACAAACTACATCAGGACAGTTAGAACAAGCAAATAATGCTTTTGGTGATTTACAAGAAAGAATTGGTGAAGCATTAGCACCTACAGTATTAGCATTTGCAAATACTTTAAAAGTTATGGCTGATGCTTTACCTTTAAGTGCATTTAGAGCTATGGTAGGAGCATTAACTGGATTAACAGCTGGTTTTGTTGCTGGTAAAATTGCTGTTCAATTACACGCTGCTGCAACAGCTGCTTGGACTATTAAAACTTCTGCTGCAACAATAGCTACTAAAGGTTTTAAAAATTCTTTACTTCTTTTAAATAAAAGCCTTAAAAAAGGTGGTTTTATGGCTATAGTTTCTGTACTTGGAACTCTTATTGGAACAATACAAGCCTATAGGTCAGCTAATGATGATTTGTCTGAAAGCGAACAAAAACTACAAGATAGAATTAATGCTATGGCAAAATCTATGGGTCTTAGTGCTACATTAGATAGAGAAAAACTTAAAAGCATTATTGATACTGAAGATGCTATAAAAAAACAAATAGCAGTAATGAAAGCAGAATTGACTGTAAGTGGCTCTGCATTAGAAATAAGAAAAAAAGAAATAGAACTTGGTAGAGATTTAGAAGAATCAGAAAAAGAATTAATAAGAAGTAAACATATATTAATTCAAACAAAAGAATATTTAAATTCAGAAACTGAAAAAGAAAATGCTCTTATGGGTTTAGTTATAAATGCATACAACTCAACAGCAGAAGCTCAATTTAATAAACTTGAATTAGATATAAAAGAATTAGAAATAAGAAAACAAAAAGGTCAACTTTCAGAAGAAGAAATAAAAGGTTTAAAACTACAGAAAAAAGCATTACAAGATTTACAAATACAAAATATAAGTAATTTAAAATTTGAAGAAATGAGTGCTGCTACGAAAAGAAAATTTGCAGCAAATGCTTTATCAGCAGCTTCAGGGTTAATAGGTTTAAATAAAAAAAATGCTTTAGCAGCAGGTAGATTAGACCAAGGTTCAGCTTTAATTAATACATATACAGCAGTAACTGATGCTTTGAAAGATGGCTCAGGACCTGGTAGATATGTTGATGCAGCAGCAGCATTAGCTTACGGATTAGCACAAGTAAGTGCTATTGAATCACAGCTAAGCCAAATGGGTGGTGGTGGCTCTGGAGGTGGTGGTCAAGTTTACGGCTCATTTGAACAAGGTGGTTATGTAGGTGGAAACAGACACTCACAAGGTGGTACTATTATAGAAGCTGAACGTGGCGAATTTGTAATGAGTAGAAATGCAGTAGAATCTATCGGCTTAGAAACACTTAACCAAATGAATCAATCAGGTGGTGGTGGAAGTATCAATGTAAGCGTTACAGGTAATGTTTTAACACAAGATTTTGTAGAAGGTGAACTTGCAGAATCAATTAAAGAAGCTGTCCGTAGGGGTAGTGATTTTGGGATTGGTTAATGCTGACGTTACCTCCAAAGTTTAAACAAGCATTAGGTAATGGTGTAAGAACATCTTTATATCCTTTGGTTAGGATTTATAAAGGTGTACAGATAGATGATCCATTAGATTCGGCGACAGAAATAATTAATTTATCAATTAAGGAAACAAACATAGGTGGTGAGGCGTATAACCCTTTACTACTTAATAGTCCTTCTATAAGCTCAAAAGCAGACATTATAAATAACAAATACACAATTTCGAGTGTATCTTTGTCTATATCAAATGCTCCCTATAATGGCAAGATTTTTTCAGACGATATTCCAAGTTTATTAAATGCAGTAGTACAAGTATATTACGCTGCTAATGGACTTAATACTTTAGATGATTGTTTACTTGTCTATACAGGCACTATTAGACGTTATTCACAATCGGCAGAAACTTTAAGCCTTACTTTAGAAGATTTAACTGAACAAAAACTTAAAACTAAAATACCTGCAACATTAATAGAAGATGAAGATACTTTTACAGAAGAAAATATTGGGCAACCTTATCCTATGGTATATGGATATGTTGATAAATCGCCTTTAGTATTAGATAAATATGATTCTTTAGCTATAGATAAGCCTGAAAAAGAAATTGGTGGTATATGGGAAAATGTATCAAATGTTGATTTCAAAAATAGTTTTATTAATGACCAGCATCCACTTGTATTAGGAGAAGGGTGGCTTAAGAAAAAATCTTTTTTATACACCTACAATAATGGTTATTTGCCTATTATGGAAGAAATACCTCATAAATTTGGAAGTAGAAGTTATACTTTTTATGAAAAAACAATGTATAATTATGAAGATACAACAAATAACAATTCTGCAAAAATCAATTTAAATTCTAATAATTTTATTTATGAAAAATATACAGGTGATGATACAGAAATAACTGGTGTTGGAAAAGTTGGAATACCAACAAGAATCTATAGACCTGTTAAAAAAATAAACTTTTTTGCTAATAATCATACAGTTTTATATACTACATTTAATGGTATACCATATTATCATTCAAGTTCTTGCAACAAATTTTTTGGATTTAGTGATAATTTAAATTACAATGCCACAAAAACTGTGAATACTATAGATACAAATGACGATTCTATTAATAATTTATTTACTAATGCAGACAATTTATATCAACAAGATTGGGATACAAATAATGCTAATGCAACATTTAATTGGTGGAAAACTACAGAGTTAAATTCTTTAAGTGGAACTAATGATTTTGATGGGTTTTTTAATGATGTTGATGAAAACTATAAACAACAAGCTAAAAATCCTAATTTTCCAATAGAATGGGTACAAAATAATAATAATAAATCAGGTTTACATATAAACGCACAAAATAGACAAGAACATTATGAAACAGGCAGTTATGCAAGATTAGAATTAATAGAAGATATTCCAAGCTATCCTTGTGTAACTAAGCTATTATATAAAATTGATTATTTTACTCCTGATAATATTGGTGATTTAGCACCTGCTGAACCTTCAGCGTTTTGGGTAGAAAGAAATTTAATAAGAAGGCACGATAATTTTAACAACAGTTTTGGTGATATGGTAACTGATATTAATAATTGGGAAAAAAATCACGATGAAGAAAATTGGACTACTGCTTGTGAAGTACCAAATGTAGACCACGTATTTGATTCTAATTCTGGACAGTTTAGATATACAAATGAATCTTTAGGTGGTAATGATTACGACAATATTATACTAGGGTTTGATACTACAAATAGCACAGAAAGTATTTGTTGGGGTGTTCCGTCACTTATAGGTAATACTAATAGAATATCATCTTGTATAGCAAATTTAAAACAATTATATACATTGCAAGATGTATTGGTAGTAGAGTATCCAAAAGAAAAGTTTTTTAGTGCTATAAAAGGTAGAACTATAGAAGATGCAGTATTAACTAAGCCACATAATATTTTACAAGATATATTAAAAGAAGAATTAGCTTATGAAAAAGATATTGTTATGCCTGATAATAATATACAAGATAATTGGATTAATAGTTTTTCTATGAATCAACAGTCTGAAGTTAAGAGTGTTATAGAAAATCTTTTCAAATCGTCGATTTATATTCCATCATTTGATAGTGGAGGTAATTTTAAATTTATAGACCTAAAACAAAACATTGAAGATTATGACCAGTTTAAAACTATAGATAATCAAGATATTGTAAAGTATTCTTTTGCCTTAACTAAATTAGAAAATGTTAAAAACCAAGTAAATGTTAAGTATAAAAAAGATTATGGTTCAGGAGATTACGCAGAAGAAACAGGTTATGGAATTGAAGATAATAATCAAATTAAAAAAAATACATTAGATTTAGTCACGCAGCAATTAACACCCGATATGGTTTATGATATTTCTTATTATGGTATGAAAGATGAAGATTCTAAACTAGAAGTAGAAACTGAATATATTAGAGATAAAAATACGGCACGAAAATTACAAAGAAGATTGCTTATGTGGTATGCTAACCAACACCTTACAATGAAATTAGATTTACCTCCAAGTTATATACATTTAGAAGCAGGTGATTATATTAGATTTGATGAACTTATAGGTGGTAAACTTGCTTTTGGATTTGACTATACACAAGAATTTGTTAAAAATGGACAACTTATATATCCTGTATTTTTTGTTAC